AGTCGGGAAGTCAGGCGTTGTTAGTCCCGTAGCTGTGCTCGACCCTGTGGAAATTGATGGAGCTAACGTATCAAGAGCCACGCTACATAATATCCAGTATATTAATGAGTTAAATTTAGAAATCGGGTGTAGAGTTGAAGTAATAAGAAGTGGGGAAATTATCCCTCGTGTAGTACGACGACTTGACGAAAAATAAATCTTGACAATAAACCTGAATTAAAATATAATATACTTTCGATTTTAGAGGAATATCTATGCAAGCGATAAACGCTCCAGAATTGTGTCCTTCATGTGACTCGGTTTTGGAATGGCGGTCTGACTTACTCTATTGTAACAACGACTTATGCGGTGCAAAGGTATCCAAACGGCTTGAACACTGGGGAAAGACCTTAAAGATTAAAGGACTTGGCCCTCGTACGATAGAGAAGTTGGAAGTTGAAAATCTATATGAGTTATATGATTTAACTCAGGAAGATATTATAGAAAAACTTTCCTCCGAAAAACTGGGTGAGAAGTTATATACAGAACTTCAAAACTCAAAAACCGCACCTATGAATGCGGTATTACCGGCTTTCAGTATACCTTTGATTGGAAAGTCTGCAACTGAGAAACTATCAAAGTATCTTACTTATATATTTGAACTGAGACTTGATAAGTGTCAAAAGGCAGGACTAGGGCCGAAGGCAACTGAAAATTTGATGGAGTGGTATGACTTAGAGTTTATTCCTTTTTTACAGGATTTACCTTTAAATTGGAAATTTGAAGAGAGACAGACTGTGAGGTATAGCAGAGGAACAATCTGTATTAGTGGTAAACTTACGAGTTTTAAAACTAAAGCAGAAGCAGAAAACACTTTAACTCGAAAAGGTTATATAGTAAAAAAGAGCCTTACTAAGGACGTATCCATTCTAGTAAATGAATCCGGCATTGAGTCTGTAAAGACAAGACAAGCCCGACAAAAGGGCATTAAAATAGTAACTAATCTACTAGATTTTATAGGAGAATCAAATGGCAACCCTGCCTAAGTGGACAGACGAGCGTACCGACGAGCTCACTAATTTTGTCGGTGATGAATCCCCAGTATCTCAAGCTACTGTTGCAGAAGCAGCAGAACAGCTTGAAACTACTACACGGTCAGTTTCTAGCAAACTGCGAAAAATGGGCTTTGATGTAGAGCTTGCCTCTTCCAAAGCTACTAGCAAGTTTACTGCTTCTCAGGAAGCAACTCTTTCTGCTTTTGTTACAGACAATAGCGGTGAGTATACTTATGCGGAAATCGCAGGACACTTTGAAGATGGAGCATTTAGTGCAAAATCTATTCAAGGTAAAATCCTCTCCATGGAACTTACTGGCCATGTTAAGCCCGCACCTAAGGTTGAAACTGTAAGGACTTATACTCCTGAAGAAGAAGATACCTTTGTTACAATGGTTAACGATGGTGCTTTTGTAGAAGCCATCGCTGAAGCTCTTGACAAATCTGTCAATAGCGTACGTGGTAAGGCTATGAGCCTTCTGCGTTCAGGCGATATCGACGGAATCCCCCGTCAGGAGCACACGAAGAGCTCTGCGAAGGAAGATCCTCTTGCAGAACTTGGTGACGTTTCCGACATGACAGTTGAAGCAATTGCTGAAACAATTGGTAAAACTGCACGTGGCGTTAAAACCATGTTGACTCGTCGTGGTCTGACTGCATCAGATTATGATGGTGCTGCAAAGAAAGAAAAAGCCGCTGCCTCGTAAGTAGTAATTTTTCGGTATAGCCGTGGTGAGGGGTCACTGCGGCTGTATTCTTATCGGGGGGCTCATTGAACTTAGCAAGTGCTTTTTTAAAGCAGGTATTAGAGCTGCAAGATTTTGAATCTTGGGCCTCTGTACGAAAGCAATACTTGCCCTCGGAGTACCATAGGCTATTCACAGAAATAGATAAACACTGCGAGAAGTTCCATAAGCTCCCTACCTTTGAGGATCTCAAGTACGAACTACGTGATAGTTCCACTAAAGAATTACTGTTCGCAGTAGATTCAATAGAAGTAGATGCTGATGCATATATGTTGCTTCAGTATCTTAAAAATGAGTACACTCAAAAAGAAATCCTTAACTCGCTTGAGGATTATGTAGACAACTCTATGTCTTTTGAAGACGCAGAGGAGTCAGTTGGTCATCTGCATCAAATTGTTTTGGATATCGAAGATAAAGTAGACCTTCAAGACCCGCAAGAGAGTATGCAACGTATTCCCTTGTTTGAGTCAGATGACGAAATTGGAAAGTACCTGCCTTTAGGCTTAAATACTGACCACGACTTTGAAATTTCATTCTCCCCCCGAGATTTAATTTTGGTTGGTGGTCGCCGTGGGGCAGGGAAATCCATTACCTGTGCTAATATTGCTAATAATGTATATGCTGCTGGGAAATCAGCTATTTATTTCACTATTGAAATGGATAGTCGTGCAATACTGCAACGGTGTTGTGCTATAGCTACTGAAATTCCTTTCTCTAGGCTAAAGAGTAAAAATCTTAGTGTAGTAGAATGGGAAAAGGTAGCAACCTGGTGGGCTAACCGATATCAAGATAGTCAAGACAAGTTAACTGAGTATCGAACACATAGAGACTTTGAAAAACTTCATGATAAATTAAAGACTGGCTGTGAGCTTCTCCCGACTCAACAGTTGGATGTAATTTATGACCCCTCTCTTACTATCTCAAAAATCAGAGCCGAACTTGATAAAAAAGTAAAAGGAAAAATGGATGTAGGCGTCATTATAGTCGACTACATTAATCAAGTTAAACGCTCCAGTATGCCTTCTAGAAGTGGGCAATATGATTGGACAGAGCAAATAGAAGTTAGTAAAGCACTTAAAAGTATGGCTCAAGAGTACGAAACCCCAGTATTTGCGCCTTACCAAACGGACGCTAGCGGTGAAGCTCGATTTGCCAAGGGTATATTAGATGCGGCGGATGCTGCATATAGTATGGAACCTTGGTCACAGCAAGACGGTTGTATGACCTTTAACTGTGTAAAAATGAGGGCAGCCGCTATGCGTTCTTTTACGTCGACTATGAACTGGGAGACTCTAAAGATAGGGCCCGATACTGCGTTAAACCCGAAAGAAAGTGTAGACAACGACTTAAAAACAGGTGAAGAAATAGACGACATCTAAAAATATTTCTTGACTTTTATCCTTGTGTGTAGTATAATATATTTAACTTTGGGGAGGCTTTATGATTGTAAAAAGCAGTATGCGGCAGACCACAAGTGGGAGACTAAAGAAAAGAATTCTCACTAAAGGCAGGCGGCAAGTCGAATTTATGCAACTCCATAGAAATAAAACCCCCATAATCCCCGAAATAGAAGATAATAAAAACATAGGTAAGTAGAATGTTAATGGTATTTTTGCTAATGGTATTAATAGATGGAGAACCAGAACCTACAGCGGGTATGTATTTTGGGAATATTGATAGATGTAATTTTTTTGCTGATAAAATTGAAAGGGGTCATTATACCCCTGGGAGGTACTATAGAGGCCAATACCATATTTCAGCGTATTGTACCCCTAGAATGGTTCCTCAGGAGACTAAGTTGTGGGACTAGCAAGTGCAGAACAAGTAGTAGTAAATTATAGAGAAATACAGCAAGACCTTACAGAGCTTAATGGAGACGGAAATCGAGACCGTGGTCATTATGGAGAAGATGAGTCTAAAGATCCCGATAGAGATTGGACTGGACAATACATTCATCCTACAGAGCATGACGAGAGTGACTGCATTGAAGAAGGGAAATTAGAAGTAGTTGTTGAATTTGACCAAGGATGTTGAGTGAATGTAGAAACCCTATTACAAGATAGGAAAATTAATTTTTTACCCAAAGGTGCTGATTTTGAAATTAGCTGCCTTAATTCCGATCATGAAGATAAAAATCCTAGTATGAGAGTAGACCAGATTACTGGCATATTTCATTGTTTTTCTTGCAAGTTTAAAGGAAACTTATTTTACCATTTTGGGGAAAGGGCAAACCAATTACAACAGAGAAAAGAGCTTTTTAAGAAGAAATTAATACAAAAACGCTCAGAGAGTATTGGCTTGTCTTTTCCTCAAAATTTATTACCCTATGTAGGTAATTGGAGAAATATTAAACCTGAAACTTATAAAAAGTTTGAGGCGTTTCACCATCCTGGGATGGATTATGTAGGGAGAATTAACTTCCCTATAAGAGATATTTCAGGAAATATAGTTGCCTTTCAAGGGCGGCATACAGCAGATGGGCGGCCTAAGTATAAGTTTACGCCCCCAGGAGCAAGGCTCCCTTTCTTTCCAGTTGTTGAGTTCGTTAAAGGCTCAGTCATCTTAGTGGAAGGAATCTTTGATATGATAAACCTTCATGACAAAGGTTTGACAAATGTTGTATGTTGCTTTGGAACAAGTAACTATAATGAGGCTAAACTATCCTTACTCCGAGTACAAGGAGCGGAATATGTAGATGTCTTATTTGATGGAGATGAAGCAGGTCAAAAAGCTGCAGAATCTTTAGTAAGTATGTGTGAGAGAGTTGGTCTCATTGCCAAGAACTATAATTTAAAAAACACAGATCCTGGTGCACTTACTCAACCCTCAGTAGATAAAATAAAAGAGAGGTTATATGGCTGAAAGTGCCTTAGAAAAACTAACTCCTGAACATAAATTATGTGAAAGTATAGAAGATATTGCTACAGATTTCATACCTGTGAGCTGGAGTGCAGCTACAGAAACTTATATTCATATAGATAAAGCCCGTAAAAAACAAGTTACAATAGTAAAGGGTAACTCTCCAGAAGTAGATACCGTTTTTTTACGTTGTGAAACATTAGAGTATTATGGTGCTCCTATACAAGAAGATATAGGAGTAGCAATAGTTACATATGAGAAAGAGGAAGAAGCCCGAGGAATAGGGTATAGATTTATAACAGGAAAAGGAATACATTAATATGGCTAAAGTTGCCTTAATAGAAACTAAACCGAGTAGGACGGACTACAGAAAAGAGTTTGAGGGTGCATTTGATTTCGATCAGTACCAACTCTGTTCTGATCCTTCAATTAAAAAAGTATTAAAAAGAGATTGCGACATTAGTATAGATACTAATGAATATGACTGGCTTATATTAGTCGGTAGTGAGTCTTTTAAGTACTTTATAAAAGGTGCTACATCTATCACCGAGTCTTCAGGCTCAAAAGTAGATGACAAGTTCCTTCCCGTAATTAATCCTGCAATGCTTAAATTTAAGCCAGAAGTAAGAAAAACATGGGAAGCCTCCAAAAGTAATATAATTAAGTACATAGATGGTGATATGGAAGATGTAGTTATTGATGAAAATATCGCTTTTGGAATTAACACCACAACAGGATGCAATAAGTATATTATGGCAGCTCTTGCCCATCCTAATCCTATAATTGCTCTTGACTCAGAAACCACAGGCTTATACCCTAGAGATGGACATGTGCAAGGAATTTCTCTATGTTTTGACGGGGTGATGGGAGCATATCTTGATGCAGATTGTTTTACTGACACAACAGAAAAACTACTTCAAGAACTCTTTAATAGAAAAACAGTAATATTTCATAATGCAAAATTTGATATAGGATTCCTTGAGTATCATTTCAAGTTTAAATTTACTAACTTTGAAGATACAATGCTGCTCTCTTATCTTATAGATGAGAACCCTGGTAATCATGGGCTTAAAGGTCTTGCTATTAAGTATACCCCGTATGGCGATTATGAGAAGCCTATGCACGAGTGGATGGATAATTATAGAAAAGATCACGGAGTGTTAAAAAGTGAATTTGATTGGGGCTGTATTCCTTTCGATGTAATGAAGACTTATGCCGCTATGGATGCTTTATGCACTTATATATTATTTGAAAAACTTAAAGCAATTAAAGAAAACAAAAAATTAAAATGGGTATATGATAATATACTTATTCCTGGTACTAGATTTTTAGTTGATGCACAAGATAACGGAGTGCCTTTTGATAAAGAACGCTTATATTTAGCACAGGAAATAATGCAAAAAAATATAGATATAGCTGTAGATAAGCTATATAAAAACCCTCAAATAGCAAACTGGAGGCTATGGCATGGAAAAGACTTTAATCCTGCTTCTACTGTTCAGTTACGTTCCCTTCTTTTTGATACAATGGGTCTCAAGCCGACTGGAAAGAAAACTGGAACAGGAGCAATCTCAACGGATGCAGAAGTACTTGGAGAGCTCTCCAGCCAGTCTGAAGTTCCGGGACTTATCTTGGACCTTCGTCAGCGATCCAAAATTAAAAATACTTACTTGGATAAAATCATACCGCAGTTGGATAGGGATAGCAGGCTCCGCACGAAC